GCTTGAACTTCATTTACCTTCTTGGTTATAGCATAAGGGTTTTGCCACCACCCATGAGCACCAGCAGAACTAGCATAGAGTAATCTGACATTATTTTCCCTACAGTAATCAAATATAGGTTGAGACTTCTCTACGTTGTTTTCCCAAAACTTATTAGGATTCTCTATACTATCTCGAAGTGCAGCAAATGCAGCAAGGTGAATCACCACATCAAATTTTGGATTATACAGATCACTATACTCTGAAAAATTACCAATATCAATTGGAAAATCTATTCCAGTAACATCAAATCCAAGTCCTACTAAATGAGAATAAACATGACTTCCAATGAATCCTTTATACCCAGTAACTAATGCTTTCATGATGATGGTGCCATTCTACTAAATCCTTTAAGTTTTTCAAATCGAACAACACTATCAAATCTATCATCCATTCCTGTTTTATGAGAGATGACAAATACATTAGCATCTTTAATTACAAATCGGATAATTTTAAGAAACTCTTCAGTTCCAAAACCATCTAATGAACTATCAAATACTTCATCCATAACAAGAAGATTTGTATTGACAGAGTTTTTCATTCTAGCAACTTCTCTCCATGTAAACAAGAGTGCTAGGTCAATTCTCATCTTCTCTCCCTCAGAGAAAGAAGCATAAGAGAAATCCTCATGAATAGGAGATTGGACAGTTTCGTTAAACTCCTCATCAAGAGTAAAATTGATATAAAAATCCATCATCTGCAAGTATCTATTTACCTGCTGATTAATAAGTGGAAGATATTTTTTAATTATCTTCGATTTAACTCCACCATCCTTGAGTAACCCATAGGAAAAATTGTAATAATTTACAGTATCTTTCCTAGTGGATAACTCTGAGTAAGTGGTTTTGAGACTTTCTTTGAATGAAGCTAACTTCTCATGCTCAGTATTTTTGTTTGCAAGTTGGGAGGTAAGTCCCTGAATTTCCGATTCCAAATCCCTGACCTGTCGTTGACATCCAGAAATGCGAGTATTGTTTTTAGAAATGCCATGCGTTAACTGAGTAATCTCCTTGGATAATTGAATAAATTGACGCTCTCGCTCTTCTTCCTCTTTAATTGCTTTTTCTAGTTCTTTATAACCAGATTGCAACTCCTTTGCTTTATTTTGAGCATCGTCAATTTTATTTATTCTAAATTGCTCATCGATGCCTTGCTCGCAGGTAGGACAAACCGTATGTTCTGTGAAAAACTTATGTTCTTTAGTAATGGTTGATACCTTACTAGATATTTTCCCTTTAAGGTTTCCCAACTCACGTAACTTTTCTGGAGCACCTGTTAGGGATTCTTGACTTTTAGTTAAGTCAAATACATCATTTTCTAGTGTTTCATTTTCTGCGACATAATTATCAGTCTCTGAAAATAGTTTGGCAATTTTCTTCTGGTTATCATCTATTCTAGTATTATGTCTTTGCTGCAATTCATCCATAAAATTCTTTTGCATATTAACCTTATCATTAAGGGATTCTTTTTTTAGTTCTAAGGTTCTTACCTCATCTTTAAGTTCTCTAATCTTATCCTTTATAATACTATTCATAGAAGAGAAAATTTTAATATCTAAAAGATCCTCAATCACTTCTCTACGATTTGTGGCAGTGAGTTGCATGAAAGGAACAAATGCACTACTTCCTAAAATTACAATCTGTGTGAATGACTTGTAATTCATTTTCAGAACATTTTGCTCTAACCATTTTTGTTGGTCATTAACATTAGAAAATTGATTCATACAAATACCATTTCTATGAATCTCAAAAGTATTTGGTTTTATTGATCTAATTACTTTCCACTCAGTCTCTGCAATAGAAAATTCTACCTCCACTCTACAGTCTTTCTCATTGACTGTATTGATGAGTTGAGATTTACTTATTTTACGAAATGGTTTATTAAACAAACTAAAAGTAAGTGCATCCAACACAGTACTTTTACCTGCTCCATTAGTTCCCACAATCAATGTTGTTGAGAAACTATCTAATTCGATTTCTGAATATTGATTGCCAGTAGAAAGAAAGTTCTTCCAGCGAATCTTTTCAAATAATATCATGACCAATTTCTGGTGGGATTACAACATCAGCAGAAGTAATAACTGTATAGTTATAGTTGTGAGATTCACATGTCTTTAACATAATCTCATCTTCTACTTCGAGAACATGAATTGGAGGGTGTTCATCTTCCTCCAACATCATAGCATATCTAATAGCATCATCTTCTTCCTCAAACAAATAAAGGATTTGGTCACCATCTTCATCTTTAACAGAATAGGCACCTTCCTTTTCTCTACCTTCAATAGTTAGTATAAACATTAAACTAACTCACATGCTTCTTGATAACATTCTTGAATCATTTTTTGGATTCTAGATTTATCAAGGGTTATTTCGGCCTCCTCCACATACCTATTAAGTATAGAAAGAGTATCTTCAGATTCAAATGCTTCAAACTCAGCAGACTCTTGCAAAGCAAAATTTTCTACTATTTTAAGTTCGTCTACATTAGCACTATACAGTTTATCAATAAACTTCTCAAATTTCAACTGGTCTGTCTTTTTTCTTATAATAAGTTTTACAATCTTACCTTCTAGTTCCCTTGCATCAAACATCTGATAATCTTGATCATTATAATAAATTATCTTATGAATTCTAAATGGATTATTTACTGGTGTATGCTCTAAGGTTTCTGTATCAAATAAATGAAATCCCCTATTCTCATCATTTACATCATTCCAATATATCTCATATGGATTACCTAAGTAATAAATATTTTCTTCATTTGAACGGCAATGATAATGTCCAGAGAATGTTTTCTTAAATTTCTTAAATATATCCCATTTCATTCCATGTTCCATCATATGACCTGGTGTTGCTCTGAATCCATTTAACTCAAGATGTCCCATACACACAGGAGCTCTTGACTTATTAATCATTGCCACACTCGCCTTTTCATTCTCCTTATTAATCCAAGGCACAAGAAGAATATTACATCCACCTACTTCAATAGAAGTTGTTTCTGAATAAATGGGGATATTATCGTACTCACGCAACAATAAATCTATTGCATTAATGTCATTTGTATTCTTATAATATGCTGTATGATTACCTACTATCGTATGGACAGTTATGCCCATCTCTTTTAATCTATCAAAATAATTATCTTTTGCCCATGACAATGCCGCAAAATCAATTCCCTTTCTACTATCAAAGGTATCACCCATATCAATAACAGTAGTAATACCTTCCTTCTCTAATGTAGGAAAGAAAACTTCATTATAAAATTTCAGGAAATAGTCATGGAACAATTTGGAGTTTTTTCTTGCTCCAAAGTGCTGGTCAGTTATGATTGCGACTTTCATTAATTACGAAGTTTGGCATGAACAGCATCTTTGATTTGATTATACTCCGAAAAGTTGTCTCCGTCAATCTTATTGCTGTCATCAAACACTTCATTATATCCAGACTTCTCAATAATCTTATTCTTGATTTCTAATTGGCGTTTCTCTCTTTGTATTCTACGGAGAAATGCATAGTGTATAATCTGAGTAAAGTAAGCAAAAGGATTCTGGGATTTCTCTGGATTAAAGTTATGTATGTACTGAACACAGTTCTCTATACCATCTGATATCATATCCTCTTTGAACATGTAGTTAACAAAGTTTGGTTTGAACGATAGATGATTTGCAATCTTAAGAAAACATTCTCCAATGTATCTTGGGATAACAGGTTTAGTCTTATCTTGCAATTGTGCTATTTCAATATCTTCACGATACCTTATCAGAGCAGCAAGAAACTCTTTGTTGTTAACATAATGCTCCGACCTTTTCCTTCTAGCCATAGTCCCTCGCTTTATCATGAGTCATTATCACTACTATGTATCAGTATAGCATTTATATCAAGACTTGACAAGTTATTAAATCACATATAGACTAACTCTGTCAGGGTTGAAGGGAACGCTTTAGCTATTAGATGGTTTCTTAAATATCTTTTCTAATAATTGTTTAGTGTCATGTATATTACCTAAGTATCCCATCTTTCTACTCATCTTTATTTGATTATTACTTTCCTTTTCAGCATCTCTAAGATAGTTCTGGTACATAGTAATCATATCTAGATCTTGCGATTCCGATAAAGTAAGAACATTATCTAAATTAATTATAAACATATCTTCTCTAGTAGTCTTTAACCAGGGTTCTACCTTATATCCTATTAGTCCTACCTTACCTTTAATTTCTGATATCTTAATAGGACTATGAACAATGAGCAACGTTCTATTATCCTCTTCTGATGCAGCAACCTTAGCGAATAGTTCTTCACCAGAATTAAGTTTTATTGTTGCGAAAAAATCTTCTTCTATCATTTTTTTAATTGTATTGTAATTATTTCATAGTTAAAATTTTCTTCATTATAAATTTTAATTCTTTCTATAAAATGATTTAAAGTATAATTTCTTTTTGTAGTAGTTGAACAGTCATCAGATATATCATATAATATTGCCTTTACTTTAGATGAACTCTTTCTAAGTACTCTTCCAATGCTTTGAAGATTTCTAATTCGTGATTTTGAGGGCGAGGCAAAGAT